CGTTACATACATTCGTATCGGCGACGAAGAGACGGATATGTACCGCTACGTCGGCTCTACAACAGCCACGGCGGGGAACACTATTACCCTGAACACAAATGGGTTTGTTTATGAATACGCTAACAAGGGGTGGTACTGGCAATTTAACTACCAGCAAATGTGTATGGCTGTAGACAATAATAACAACTTGTGGACATGGGGGCGAAACCACCTCGGCGAGCATGGAACAGGCAACACAACTGATGTTTACGTCCCTCAGAACGCATCTTCAAAGGCCGCAAACTCTTTGAACGGCAAGAATGTAATTAAATGTGTTCTCGCTCAAGGGGGTACGTCTGTTAGCACATACAACGGCGCATGGGCGCTTTGCGATGATGGAACCATACACTACTGCGGATATGGTAATTATGGCTCCAGAGGCGATGGCAACACAACAACCACTCTTAACTTTGTGCAAGCCAGCCCACAACTTGGCAAGTTTCAAACGGCTTCCCTAGACCAGTTTGTAGACCTTTGGGCGGGAAACCAAAACTCTCCGTTTGCTATTGCCCAAGGTAAAGATGGAACCATTTACCATTGCGGGTACTCTGGTAATTACACAAGCGGACAGAACCCTGTAAGCAACAGTAACAATACTAACTATACAAAGGTTGCCATCAATGTGCCTGCCGCAGAAATACTGTTTGTGACAGCAACAGGTGGTTACGTTAGAGACATCGACGGCAATTTATGGACATGGGGTCAAGACTCTCACTCCACCCACTCTGGCGCTTTAGGACAAGGCACTCACGGAAACTTGCCGCCTACTATTGTTATGAACAACACTCAAGCAAACGGCGACACAACAATATGCGAGTGTGTGGCGGCAACTTTTATAGATCAGTATAACACCGCAATCATTAGAGATGCGGCGGGTGTAGTTTACAGTTCAGGATACAACGGTTACGGACAACTGCTTGATGGCGGCGTAACGGCAAGAAAGAACTTTGTCAGCATCCCGTCATCCAGTCCTACAGTTGTATGGCCTGGTGAATACGAGCCGACAGGCTACCCTAACTTCCCATCCAATGTAAAAAGAATGGCTGTTTCTGGAAGTGGTAGCTATCTTAATTTCTGTGTGTTGACAGACGATGGGGAAGTCCTTTGCTGGGGCTATAACGGACATGGTCAAATCGGCGTCGGAGACACTACCTCTCACTCTAATTCTGGCAAATACAACTGTCTCGGTATTGCAAAAGAGGTAATAGACATAGCACTGTATGGCCATTCCAACCAAATTTCTGGGATCGCCTTAACCGAAGACGGTAACGCCTACACATGGGGATACAGCGCTGAATACTCACTAGGTAACGAAAATTACCATCGTTACGCACCAACGATGTTGCAGTTCTAATGTCACAGGTAACGATGACAAAACTTGAGCTAGAGCAACTCGTCGAGCGTTCCGCTCGTCGTGGCGCTAAAGAAGCTCTGGCTAGTATCGGGCTTCACGACGAAGACGCTGGCAAGGATATACACGACTTGCGTCAGCTTATTGATGGGTGGCGCGACGTAAAGAAGTCCGTCGTCAACACTTTCGTCAAGTGGCTCGTGCTTGTAATTCTCGGCGTACTATCAGTAGGGGCTTGGACTAAATTTGACTAAGAAAGAAGAAGCAAGGGTTCTTGAAGAACTCATGTCTTCCAACGGATGGGGTATCCTCCAGCGGAAGATGCAAGACGAAATTCTCACAGCGGCATATCAGCTTGCCGAAAACAAACAGTTATCCGTTGATGAGATAAACTTCCGTCGTGGTGCTATGTGGGCGGCACGACGGATGATCGAACTGCCAACTAATATGAAGATGCTTATTGATAACGAGTTGCTGATGGAGGCGGCAACGGAGGCAGAAATTAAAAAGCAATAGAGCGCTACGGCCCTCACAGATAAGCTCGCTACGGCTGGCAGGAGAACAAAATGGCTACCCATGAACAAGATAAAGCCCTAATCGACCAGATGGCTGGTCAAAAACTTGGTGACGCAAACGCACAGGCTGGGGCGCAACAAGCACCACAGCAAGCACCACAGCAAGAAGCGGCCCCGCCACCAGAACCAAAGGACGCACCGCCAACAGATCAAGAGAAGGCGGCGGCTACACTTTCACCCACTACAGAAGGCGACAACTCTCTGGAGCAGAGCGTCAAGATGTTTGAGGTGGACTTTGGAGGAGAAAAGCGCAACCTAACTGAAGCGCAAATCCGTGAAACCTTTAACCGCTACCGTGACTTAAATTACCGCCACGCTAACGAGATCAAGCCTATTGAGCCTGCTATGAAGTTCGTGCAGGACATCATGGCTCGCGCAAAGCAAAGCGGCAAAGAGATAAACGGTAATGACATGGCTCAGTTCTTACAGGCCGCTACACAGGCGTTTGTAAGCAACCCAACTATGGGCGGCCAAAAAGACCCAACACCTGATAGCCAAGGGCAACGTGTAACTAACCAGCGCAATCTACAGTCTGAGATTGAAGATCAAATCAAGCGTTGGGAAGAAGAGAACGCAGTAACTTTGCCACCTATGTACCGTGATGGCTTTGCTCGTCTGGAGGCTATGGGCCAAGAGAACGCACAGTTACGGCAAATGATGAACCAGTTTCTGGCTTCTGCACAAGGCATCAACCAAGATGCGGCGCAAGCGGCAGTATCGGCAGAGCAGGCTCAACAACAGGCCTACCGCACACAAGCGGCTAACAACTTAAATGCGGCACAACAGCAGTATGGATTGCCTGACGCAGACGAAGATGACTTCTTTAACTTTGCGTTTGAGCGAGGCTTTACAATCGAAGACTTTATTGACCGTGACCTAACCGAAAAAGTCATGGGTGACTTCGCCGCAGTAAAGAACACTCCTGAAATGGAAAGACTACGTAGCATGGCGCAACGTCGTCAGGCATATACAGGAGCAACTTCATCTGCACCAGGCTCGGCAGGAGAGCCGCCAAAGCCAAATGCCGACCAAGATTTTATGAACACAGTGGCGGAAGCCGCAATGCGAAAACGAAATATGTTATAAAAACGATAAAAGGGGGACGACAACCGTTCCCCTTTTTTATTTAATGAGATTGTACAGCCGACGCTACGGCCTCACACAAGCTGTGCAAAGGGTAAAAGAAAACCATCGTGCTGTACGCAGAGAGTTTGTAGTAGCCCAATCGACATCTTATGTAACCATCTAGCAAGTCTAAGGAGATAGATATGACTGCTATTACTGGATTGCGTGGGACTGGTCAGTTTACTACCGACTTCCGTCCTACTAATTATCGGGAGCTTTTTACGCTTCTGGAACCTAACGGTACTGCGCCACTTCAGGCTCTGCTTTCAATGGCAGGCTCAGAAAGCACAGATGACCCTAAGTATAACCACTTCCGCGATGAACTGCCTGATCGCACCCTGACTGTTGACGGTGCTATTGCATCCTCTTCAACAGCTTCTGTCGTAGTCGATGCCGACGACGATGAGAGCTTCGTTGTTGCTGGTGTGATCCTCCAGAACCAGTCAACTGGTGAAATCATGCATGCAACCGCTGATGCCAACACTTCAACACACACACTGACTGTTACTCGTAACATCGGTGGTACTACCCACAACATTGCTGATGGCGACGTACTGGTGATTGCTGGCTTTGCGGATCAGGAAGGTGGCACTAGCCCAACAGCTATTAGCTTCGACCCAACTCTTGATTTCAACTATACGCAAATCTTCAAGACTGCCGTACAGGTTACAGGCACATTGCAGAACACCTACTTGCGTACAGGTGATAAAGAGCAAGAAGCTCTTACTAAGGCTCTCAAGTTGCACATGGGCGACATTGAGCGGGCTATGTTCTTCGGCGTTCGCAACGAAGCTAACGGCTCGACTGCTTCACCAACTCGCTACACTGGCGGTCTGCAAAGCATGATCACCAACGTAACTGATGGTGCATCATTCGGCGCATCAGCAAACGTGATTACTGAAAAAGAGTTTGACCGTCTGTTGATCGAAGACATCTTCGCTTATGGTTCATCTGAAAAAGTTGCTTTCTGCGGCGCTCGCGTAATTTCCAACTTGATGGAGATCGGCAAGAACCGTTGGCAACCAACTCAGATCGACAACGCTTACGGCGTTTCACTGACCCGCTACACCACATACGCTGGTGATCTGCTGGTGTACATGCACCCAATGTTCCGTCAAACAGGCATGACTGAAGAAATGTTCGTTTTGGATATGGCTGAACTTAAGTATCGCTACATGCAAGGTCGTGATACCCAGCTTGTCCGCGATATTCAGACACCTGATTTCGACGGCGTGAAGCACATGTACATGTCAGAGTGCGGCCTAGAAATGACCCAAGCTAAAGTACACCACCGCATTAAAGGCTGGACTGCTGTTAGCTAAGTCATAGGGACGACTGTAATGTCCTAAAACACATACACTAAGGGCGGGGCAACCCGCCCTTTTTGTATTTGGAGCTAACACAATGGCAATAATTAAACCTGTAGATAAGGTTGCGGCAGTCAAAGCCGTCAAAAAAACTCAAGCAAGTAAGGCAAAAGCCGCGCCCAAGAATGAACAGCGCAAAGAAAACCAGATTTATGTTTCTTCGGACGAAGAGATCGTGAAGCTGGAAGTTGTGCTTAGAGGCGAACGGTATCGCTCTTATTGGGATGAAGAACGTGAGTATCTGTTTTTCTCCATTAAGCCAGCACACATAGAGGCATTTGAAATGCACACATGGTTCGTGTCTGGAAGATTTGAAAAATACGAGGGGTAGATAATGGCCATCGAAGTCCCACGCACTTATGACACAATAGCTGGAGATAGACCAGCCAATACTGACGTAAAGCATTACGATCCAGGCACTGGCAGATCAGATATGCCAGGCGCAAGAGACTTGCGTGGAACCATTGATGCCAACACAAAAAATGATATTGAAGGGCAGTGGCAACAACACTGGGACGGCAAAGAAGGCCGCAACCGTTACTCAGTCAACAACCCGCATCTATCTGAGCCGTATTCAAACCTAGAAGCACTGATCTTCCAAGCGCTACGTCGTTATGGTGACATGCATCCAGGTACAGTTGATGGCGAAGTTATGATGATGTTTGTCGAGTTTGCTAACCTTATTATCGAAGACTTACGTGGTCATGCGTATTGGGATAACCCTGAGATAGACTACTATACCCATCCATCACAACAGCGCGAGATACCAGACAGCATTATAGTTGCTGGTCTCTTGTATCATTATTCTGTTCAACAGCAGTCTAACAAGATCGAAGCCTACGGGCCTATGTACTTTAAGATGATGAACCGCATCCTGTTCCAGCGTAAGTTTGGCTCTGGAAAAATTGAGGTGTCCCCTATGGACAGGTCTCAGGCTCCGAGTGGGACGCAGGGATACGACGCTAGGAGACGTTAATGTCTACTACTTACGCTCCTTCTGGGGTAAAAACCAAAGTATATCCGTATGAGGATTTTCAAGGTATTGACGCTTCACGCGACAAAGGTGCTTTGGATACTGGGCAGAAGCAACATCTACTAGACATATCTAACGGGTACGCAGACTGGCGAGGCTCAATCGTCCGTGATCCAGGTGCAACACAACGAACACCTGGCGATGCTGTCATAACGCACGTTACATTCTTCGGTAGAGACCTAGCTGTATGGGCGCAGAAAGACGGCGGCGGCACAACTCTTAAATCTGAACGTGCCATAGACAACCCACAAAGAACAATAGAAATATCATGGGATGCTACCGCACAAGCATTTGTTGATGACACTAGCGGCACAGCTAGGCCAACAAACTCGCTTAGATACTACGATTTAGTATTTGAAAATGTGCCGAGCTACCCAGACCTTACTGGTCTTGCTTGGGGAGAAGATGCCACAGGTACACCTGTGTACGTAGTGCGTATAGGCATATCCAACACAGCAGTCCTAACGGCAACAGATGACGGGGCAACTCCACCAAATATAGAAGTCTCCGTAGACGAAGTGTTTAATAGAGTAACTGTTTCTTCAAGCAGTACAGTTGCTGGAGACCTGACATATCTTGACGACTTTTTTACAGCGCAGACAGAAGACTTTTACCTTTACGCAAACAGGGTTGATGTAAAGCCACAATCAAATGGACATGAAGCGTTTGAGATATACCCACAAACATCGGTAGTAACCTCAACCATCTTCAACAACAAAGTGGTATTCGCCTCACGCGACTACCCTATGTACACATACGATGGCTTCAAGTTTGAGCAAATCGAGGCAGATAGTGACCCGCGACCAGCTTACATAATCGCCGTTCAACGTCGTCTAGCGACTGCTGGACAGCCAGGACGACGTACACTTATAGACTTTAGCCGTGTGGATAAAGAAGACATCTTTACCTTAGACGAAGACCCAGCCGCAGTACAAGTTACACAAGCCTCAGACATCGACGTAGCTAACGTGATTGGCACAGCCGATGAAATACGTGGGCTAGGCGTGTTCGAGAACAGCCGACTTGCCGTGTTTACTTTTGACCAAACACTTGTATATCAACTGCACCCTGACTACACGCTTTGGCAGATTGACGATAAAGCAAACATCAAAGTGGGTACTATCTCACACAACACCATTTGTCAGGCTGGCGCTGACCTTTTGTTCTGCTCAAGAGACGGTATTCATTCTCTACGTCGTTCTGAGACAAACGGTGTGACCATCTTTACTATCCCAATGTCTAACAAGATCGACTTGCTATACAGAGAATACGTCAAAAGCGTAGAAGACACTGAGCAAATCTCTGCCTACTTTGACCAAGACGAAGGGCAATACCATGTGTTCTTTCCTATATCAGACCTAATATCAAAGAGGCTTACACTCACCCTAAACCCAATGGCTGGCGGTGAAAGTAAGTGGTCTTCTGGAGACTTCCTGAATATCAGATGTGGCAAAACTCTTGGTGGAGTAACGCTTCTAGGAACGCCAGGCGGGGTCTGGGAGCAGAATAAGGTAGAGGATATTGTTACATATAGCCCAGAAATGGTGGTCACTACCCCCATTCTATGGCAGGGCGCTATCAACGACATGAAGGAAAGTTACAGTTTCATCCTGCAAGCAACTGGTAAAGGTGAGCTACAGGTGGAAGCCTTCGATGAGCGTGGAAGATATATGTCATCCATGCAGTTCCTCATCGAAGATGACGGGGTGGACGACAAATTCCCCGATGTCCCGTTAAGTAGACAGTATGAAAGGAAGTTCGAGCATCGTTATCGTGGGGTGCAGTTCCGCTTTACTACAAGAGGTAAGGGGCTTCTAAAAATAATTGGCTTTGCCGTTACAGTGAGGACAGGATAAATGGCACGACTTAGACAACAGCACCCGCAAAACTACGTGAATAGCGGGAACATACATACAGATTTTGAGAACTTGATACGTTATATCAACTCAGCAGAGCTTGGTAACAAGACTATTAGCGAGTTGTTTGGCATCTTGTTTAACGAAGAGGGCGTATTTAGAGGCCCAATCCAGATGCGACTGGATTCACAGGTGGGTATTCAGTACCGAGTTGGGCAGTACAACGGCGACGAAGAAGGCTGGGCGACCATCGCTGACATCGGTGACTTGCGCGGCCCTGCTGGTGCATCAGTCGGCAACGTCGAAGGCCCGTTCTTCTTCAACCGTCAGGACATTGAGATCGGCGCACCTATCGCATCTGTGACTGTAACCGCTCCTGGCTCCGCCTATACAGCCGCGCCAACAGTTACATTCAGCGCACCTAACGATCCTGCTGGTACACAAGCCACAGGTACGGCCACATTAGGCGGCACATCAGGCGACGAAGTTGTATCTGTAACAATCACCAACGCTGGCTCTGGGTATTCCTCTGCCCCAACAGTCACATTTACTGGTGGTAACGGTGCAGGCGCTACAGCTACAGCCACTCTAGGCTCTCCTGTTTCTGTTGTTGATTACTCGTTTGATCCAGGAACAGCAGACATCGTAGTTTACTTAAACGGTATTCTGCTACACGACCTGACCTCTGCTGGTACTGCGGCACAGTATACATTTAATACCACCAACAACACCGTCACTGTCCAGAATGTGACCCCAGCCCTAGCCAATGGCGACAAGGTTACTATCTATTCTGTGCGCTCACAGGCGGTTACAAACTTCCGCCGTGATGACCAAGAGATTAGTGGTACAACCACCTTGATTTCGTTCGTGCATACAGCAGACGAGAAAATCCTTGTATGGCGCAACGGTGTCTTGCAGGAAGAAGGCGGCAACGCTGACTACTTAGCATCACCTACAGCGAACACCATTACATTCCTTGACCCAAGTAACCCGCTTGTGCCAGGTGACAAAGTTACAGTTCTTACAGTTGAGAACCAGTCACTAAAAACTGTTGCTGGTCTTATGTTTGAGGATGAGTATACAGATAGCAACGGGTTTATCTTATATAACAAGCTGTCGATTGAGAACGATGACATTCCGCAATCAAAGGTATCAAACCTTGCAACATCTTTGGCGGGTAAGGCAAACATCACTAACTCACTCACATCACCTACATCGCCAGTAACTGGTGACTTGTGGCTGGATATTTCACAGGTTCCAGCAGTCCTTAAGTTCTACGACGGTGTGCAGTGGCTATCGACATCACCAGAAAGCTCGCTACCAACATTCGTCCAGTCCAACGCTGGTCAGTATGTTCGCGTAAACGGCACAGGTACATCACTTGAGTATGGTGACATTGACTTCTCCTCACTCGTTCCGAAGACATACATGGGTGCGGCAAACGGTGTGGCCACTCTTGATACGGCTGGTAAGTTACCTGTCGGTCAGCTACCTGAGACGTTCTCTACCGTAACTATACCGTTCTTCAGTGTATGGGAAGATAGTGCGGCATCAGTGACCAACAAGACCTACTTCATTACCAGACTGTGGAAGCAAACAATCCGTATCGACGGCATCAGCTTCAAGCTGGCTGGCGGCTCTTGTACAATACAGCTTGCGGTTGATGGATCGGTTGTAGGTAGTACGTACAGCGTATCATCGACAGCGCAGTCTATATCGCTGGCTACCATCATTGAGATCGACGCAACAACAGCGGGGCGTAGACTTGAGCTTGTTGTGACAAGCGCAACTTCTGCAACCTCATTGGAGCTTGGTATAGCGGCGGCGACAGTAAACGTATAAGGGGTTAGATATGCCATTTCAAAATTGTCCAGATTGTCCAACTCCTGCCGCTTGCGCTTCTGCTGGTAAATGCTTGAACCCCAAGCACGACCACGAAATTGATGCGACAAGAAAAAATACCACCATGAGCGGCCAGCCTCGTGATGAGGAGAACTACGGCCTACGTGAGTTCTTGGATGATTACGGCCCGATGTCCATCATTACCCGTATGCTACAAGGACACGACGACGAGATACCAGCAATGCCACCTGGCCTTGGTGGTCTCGGATTTGATGCGTTAAGCACTGACCCAGATGCGCCGTCTATGAAAGACTACCAAGAGTACGAGCAGAAGCATTTTGATGAGATACGCAAGCGTCGTAGCAACATAAGCGAAGACATTATGAACTCTGGTAAAGACGGCTTTGGCAAAATGATGGATGCCGACGAGCTAAGAAACCATTACTCCTCTATGCAGGGCGGCGACGATACTCTTACATACGCTCAGTCTGGTGAAATGGTAATACCACGAAGAGTTCAAGCCAACTTCCCAGAGCTTGCTATGGCCGTACAACTTGCCACAGCTAAGTCAGGCCTAAACCCAGATCAGTACGTAGTCGGTAGCGAAGAAGGTAGCTACAACAAGAACACTGGCGTACAGCAGTTCGCAGACCCTTGGTATGTAACCCTGTACGAAGATGCAAAAGACTGGGCGTCAGACAGTTGGACTAACATAAAAGATGACGTAGTGTCTGGTGCAAAGGACTGGGCAGAAGACCCGTTAGGTAGTGACCTAACTCAGTCAGCGCTAGCTGGCGTAAGCTCTTACGGTGCGGCTAAACTTGCTGGCGCTGACAACGACCAAGCACTGCAAGCCGCCATTGGCGGAGCGGCTGGATACGGTCTAGCGGGCATGGGTGAAGAAGCCGATATATCCACCACACAAAAAATACTGTCTGGTGCTATGGGTGCATACGGTGCGTACAACGCCTACCAACCGCCACCACCAGAGCCGACATATACACCGTCTGCTCCACTACCAAGCAACTATGGCCAAATACTTAACAGCGTTCCTGTGGGGTATGGTGCTGACAACGAGCAGGCAAACCTATCAATGACACTGCCTTCAGCTACTCCCCCAGCCTATACTGGAGTGACAAAGCCAGAAGGGGTTTCTTACTTAGAAGAGGTCGATGATAGGGATGGCGGTACAAGCTATGTAGATAAAGGCCCACAATATAGCCCAACATTTGGCAGAAGCATATCTGCTCAAAGTAGGCGGGGCGACCTTGGAGGGTTTGGTAACAAGGTATTGTACATGTGATTAGGTTTATGGAAGAAGCAGATGTGGGGCATTGTGTTAATTTGGGCGAGCGGTTCCACCAGACATCAAACTGGGGCTGGATACCGTTCTCAAAAGAAAAAACCGAAGAGTATATCTTGTGGTCGATTAGAGAACCAAACAGGTTGGCTCTTGTCGCAGAAGATGTGTCAAAAGAGTTATATGGTTTCTTCTTTGCTCGCGCTTCTAGGATTTTTTTCTCCGAAAACCACAACAGTTCTGCGGAAGAATTTATGTGGGTGTCGCCTGAAAAACGCGGAGGTGTAACGGCGATCAGGTTTATGAAGGCTTGGGAAGCATGGTGCAAAGATATGAATGTATGTCAAATGCACTTTGATCCCAACTCCCACGGACAAGGGGAAAGGTGGGACAGCTTCATGTCCAGACTTGGGTACACCCAAGAGGGTAGATGTTATAGGAAGGTCATTTAGATGTTTGGAAGTTCTATGAGAGTTATGGGGCCACCCCCACGCCGTACCGTGATCAAGGGACAACCCCACATGCTGTCTTACATCACACCTGATGAAGCCGATATCTTGAAGGCTTTGGGCGGTTCAGGCGAAGCTGGCCCTATGGGTATTCCTTCTTATCCGCCTGATGGTTACGATGGTGGTGGCGGAACCAATGACAGTTCAGGCAGTAGCAGTTCAGGTAAAAGCGATAATAATGACCGCGATCCTGGCAGAAGCGGCCCTGGAGATATGGGCGCTCAGAACAACGCCAGCAATACTGACAACGCATCCAACAACCAGCAAACAGGACAGGGCAGTTCTGACCCTGATGCGAACGACCCGCGTGCCAGTGATTGGGATAACTGGGCGCAAACAGTGGGGCAGAACTACGCCGACCCTGTAACTGGAAATGTCACAACTCCAACAGCCGACGGTAAGGGTACTGTAACCACTCTTGGTTACAACCAAATCGTATCAAACTTAAGGAATGACCCCAACGACGAAGCAGGAAAACTGGCCCAAAACATACAGAACATGATCGAAGATGGCCGCATTGACCCTTATAGCTCAGATAGCACAAACATACAGAACGCCATTATCGGTAGCGGAATGGTTGATGGGCTATCCAGAGATCAAAGAATACAAGCTCTTGAAGACTTAGGTCGGCGTGTGGCTATGGGTGAACAGCTAAACGCAAACGGCAAACCATCGTATGACCTATCTTTTTTGGGCGGCGGAAACATCAATGGCTGGGCAAACAATAACCCAGACATAACTAATGAAGAGATGGCGCAGGCCTTTGCTGATGGCTTCAACAGCCAAACAGGTACAGAAGGAATTAACACTCCTTGGGGTAGCAAACTAGGAAAAGGTCTTGGTGGGACGAGGCTAGATGTTCTAGCTAACGGTGACATTACCATTCAAAGTGGCGGTTCAAAGGTTGGAGAGAACGTACTCAACCTTGCAAAATCGTTTTACGCAGGAGTGCCAGGGTCGTTTATTGACGTGAACTTTGGGACTACTAATTATGATGGCTGGAATAAATTTGGCAAAAACGTCAATGCACCTCAAGGAAACAACTTTAATGTATCTCTTGACCCTTTGGGTGGGCTAATGAGCCAAGTCGTTAGCCCATATGTAGGTAAAAATATATCTTCAAAAGTCGGCAAGGAAGTGTATGACCGAACCGAAAACTTAGCTTTGGGCATGTCTGCGGCGGCGGCGGCAAATGCCTATGCAAACTCTCAAATTAAAGAAGGCCTAAAGCAAGCTGGAATTAGCAACACGGCAAATATCGCCAGTATTGACCTGACTGGTGGCCAAGCAGGGGCTAATCCAAATGTAAGCACAGGCAAGGGTTCGGCAGTAAAGGGTTCTGCAACTGACACAATACAATCAGACCTTTCTGCGGACGACACTTTAAGCAACCCTGCAACTGACGGTGGCAGTACAGCGGCGTCAAACTTTGCCGTAGGCGGCGATGCGCCATTCAGTAAGGGTTCGGACTACACAAAAGCGGGCATAACCTATGGCGGCTACGAAGACGACTTAGGGCCAGATGGAAATGCAGTCGATGCTACTGCGCCTAACGCAAACGGAATGGGGTTTGGTGGGTCAGTCACAACCACAAATACAAATAACGATGATGGCGGACAAAACGACAACAAGTGGCTACAACTTCAGGGTCAGATCAAAGACATCATTGACCAAGGTCAAAACACAGGGGCTAACTACCTCTCACCAATATCTTACTTGTCTCCAGCTAGTGGTAGAGGGTTCGGCAACTACCTGACACGGGGGAAGAATAGAGACTACGGTTCTGCTACATTTAGGGAAGCAAGTAAAAATGAAATTGACCGAGGCAAGCGCCGAGGCGGTTTCGGTCAAATCATGTTTGCATAAAGGAGATAGGGCATGGGCGGTTCATCAGACGGGCCAGGTAACAGCGAAAGCACAGATCAGGCAAGAGCATCTACTCTTTCTGCTAGTGACTACAGCACAAAGAACTGGAACGGCGGTGGCGTACAGTTAAACGCTTCTGGCCGTGCCAAGATGGGATACTCAGAATACGGTTCTGACGGCGGAGGCGGCGGCGGCGGAGGCGGCGGCGGCGGTAGCTACAACCCCAGCGGCATGAATGTGCAGACGAACAATCCTGGCAACAAGCCTAACTTTGGCTACATCACAAACTTCTTAAGTGAGAGCCAGTCAACTGAGTTCCGAGAAGGTGAAAGAAGAGACCAAGACAGGACTAAAGGCGAAGGAGCCTTTGGTGACAAGGCTTTTATCTCGCAGTTCGGTAAGCCAGAGTTTGGCGACACAACAACTCTATCTGGTGCTTCGCCATTTGGTGAGGACAAACGCGGAAGGTTCTTGAAAGGCGAGGGTAAAGGTTACGCCAGCGAGTTCGCTAGTGACGCATCCGTGCCTCAACAGCAAGGTTCAGCTACACCAGGTGGTGAGATAGGCGAAGGGGCGCAAGGCTTCGGCGCTAGAGCTTTGGGTGGGTCAGACCAAGTAGTCGAAAACTTGCCGCCGCCAGGTGCTGAACAAACTGAAACACCTGTGGCACAGGCACAGTCAGATTTACAACTTGACCCTAACATTCCACCATTAGGGCCAGGACAGTCCATCATTCCAGATGTGAACTACGTACTGCCTACGACTGGGCAAGGCCAAATTATTGCCTTTTCTCCTAATGATCCTCAAGCGATGTACACCGCTCGTGGCCCACTGTCTCGTAACCTGACGACAGCGAGAACAGGCTTTGGAATGAAGTATACGTAGGAGACTACTAATGGCTATAGGTGAATGGCTTGGTCAAGCATATAACTCGCTAGTAGGTGTTGACGCCAACGGCAACCCAAAGAAGAGTGGGCTGTGGGCGCAAACACTTGGGGCTGGTTACGACTATTATCAAGCAGAAGAACAAGCTAAAAGAGACCGTCAAGCATACGAAGCACAGCTTGCGGCTCAACAGGCTATTGCTCAACAGCAGGCTCAGTATGCCGCCGCACGAGCGGCTGAAGAAACCGCTCTTCGTGGTGGCATTGTGAACCGTTCACAAATGCTTGAAGCCGCAATCAACCAAGCTCGCCAAGCTATGGGGCCACTGCCGACAGCCACTCAAGGTGACATTAACACTAACTACCAACAGATACGGGACATGTACAGGGACGACCTAAACGAGACAATCGACAGGGTTAGTTCGCAGGGTTACGCAGACGCTATTGCCAAGGGCATGGATAGGTCTGACAGATTTAGAGACACACAACGCGACTTATCCAGAGAATACGCTGGTCAGCTTCGCAAGATTGATCAGGAGGCTTACAATGCCGCTATTAACAGAGTTGGAGCTAACCAGAAAACGCTTATGGAGGGCCGCGAAAACGTATATTCAGACTTGGGTGCGGGCTATCAGAGTGGGATTGATAACCTTAAGAGTGTCATGCCTACGAAAGCGGATACAGCTTACAGTTCTGCTCAGACAGCCGCTCAAGACCTTAGAAAAGAGCGTGGAGAAACTGCTGTCGATAGCGCGGCAGGGGCTTCATCTGCTCAATCAACTATTGCTAACAAGTATTTCCCTAACCTTGACTACATGCTCGGCGGTAAAAGCCCGTATGTTGACCCTAATGCGGCGAAACTAGCTAAGTTGCAAGAAGAGAACAGGGACTTGCAAAACAGGATAGATCGCCTTGGACTAAGCAACGGCGGGAAGTAGGCAGATAAATGGCAAAGTTTTTTCAAACTGCACAAAAGGCGTACAACGATACAGAAGACCGTATCTATCAGAAGCGCAAACAAAATCGAGAAGACTTTTTAGCCTACCGCAAGATGAAAGCGGAGATGGGCGAAGACGTAACTGCTGATGAGCTACAGCAAATGCGGAGAAGCATTGCTGGTAGCGATGCCTTTTTCTTAAACCAGCTACCGCCAGGCCAAATGATGAGCCAGCTTGCTGACAGAACAAACGACAGAGCTAGGGCTACGCGGCGCAAAGAAGATGCTGACGAAGTTGCTCGTCTCGAAAAAGAAAACGGCCTGTTCGACAACTTCGTAGGATACAACCTAGACGCTGGCGACATCACAGACCAACAAGTTCTAAACAAGATGGAGCAGGACTTTATCAAGGGTTTCCCAGATAATCCAGAACTTGGCCGTCGTTTGTGGGATGCAAACAGTCAGCGTCTGTCAGATGTATTTAACACAAAGCAGAATGAAGCTGTAACCAATTATGCGGACACACAACTGAAGAATGTCACCTCAGTCGCAGATGCTGAGAGCATAATGGATCAACAGAACGTGGCTCAATGGAAAAAAAACGCAGTCAGGAAAGTAATCGAAAGACGCCAAAACGACAGAGACAGCGCGGCTATAGCCGCCGCTGACAAAGGTGTTGTGAACTACGATGGCGCTAAGTTACGGTTCTTGGATGACGAAGCATTGGGCAATATAGCAACTGAGATTATTGCAGGGGCGCAAGTACAGTTAGACCCAACTAGCCAAGATTATAAAACATTACACGCTCGCATAAAGGCTTCGCTTGTTTTAAGACAGCAACAAGCTGATTCGTCTCAAGCCGATACAGACAAAAGAGCCTTTGATCAGGCCATGAACTCCGCCGACAATCCATTTGTCCGCACTGTTCTAGCACAGGGATTTGACGACCAAGACTTGCTTGACGCATACAACTTGCAGGCGAAACAATACAATCAGCCGCTGGCGCAAACTGTTGAAGACCCGAACTTCAAGTTCTGGAAAGAAGTTGCAGAACGCACAGAGGGAATTGAGTACCAAGAGCGTTACAAAGACGCAGATACTAAAGCAGAAGCCGTAGCCTCTGCCGCTCTTGAAAAGGCTAAAGCCTCAATCAACGCTATTGCAAATAGCCCTCTATTACCAGAGGGAAGTGCTGGACGTTACGCTATAGACTACTTAGTGCAAACTGGATACGTGTTCATGGGAGAGCCAAGTCAGGTTCTGCAAATGATGACAGAACAGTTTGGAGAGGATGGACTGGCAAACGCCGACCAAGCAGTGGGCGACCAGATTGTCGGCTTCCTAAAAGCACAAGGAGCCGCTGTACAGGAATCTGTATTCAAGCAAAGCATCAAGTCTGAGAACCACTCGCTCGTCATTCCGCCTGGCACAAACATAGACACCTACGTCCTAGAAGAGATTGCAGATTACAAAGGTGACATGATACCGAGCCTAATTGCTGGGATGCTTGGTGACTTAAAGCTAGGTGCTTCTGACGCAGAGGTAGAAGCCGCACACCAGCAGTTGAGAGACTACCTTAAACTACATATAGAAAAAGATATACAGGTGGCAGTGAACTCTCGCGGAGCGTTTAGAGGTGCTGACATAGGAACTCCTCTTGAGCAGATGAAAAACGACGTTCTCGACGCACTTGAACTAGAGCTACTCAAGCCAGAGAACAGGCGGCCAAGGCCTCAAACACTACCAAGTGGTTTGTTTGTTTTCTCAGGTGGAAACAAGTACGTGGCGCAAAACGGTGCAGGCCAGTACACAGACATCGAAGGAAACCCAGTTATCGTCGGCAGAACTTACGAGTTCACCCCAGACAAACAGCTACGTCTGGTCGGTTCTGGCCCGTCAAGCACTCAACAGTTGCCTCAAGTATACGCTTCAGGACAGCGCTCCACGTTTGGCTACAGAGTTCCCACCCCCGCGATGGCAACCTTGGGAGACCAAATTGCCGCAGTCACGGATAGAACCAGCACTATCGCAGGCTTCACTCCTAACCCAGCTTACGGCTATAGGGCTGGTGGGCCGTTTGACACAAGAGCCGATTGGGTTGCAAGTATTGTCAAGCAAATGGCGCAGGCATACAGAGAGCAGGGCGAGGATATAACTGACAGAGAACTGTACCAAGCCCTTGGCTCACCACTTAGCGGCTCACGGAGACATGGATTAAACGGCTCGTTCTTTGATGATGATAAGAGAACTCCATAGGGACGACTGACCTTAAACTACGCGATACTCTAGTTGTACAAATTCAACACTGAGAAAACTGGAGTATCGCAGTGCCGTATAAACATGAAGGATTAGCTAACCCTTTTGGCCAAGTGTCACCCGCTGACAACAACGAGGGTTACAACTCACAAGACTACTCTTCTAATCTAAACGAAGATACCGCCAAAAATTTGCTAGGAGACAACAGGTTTCTAAAAGACCTGTATGACTACTATGGCCAAAGAGATGGCAAGTCTTTCAACAACGCAGACGAAGCCGTTGAGTACATGCTTAATGACAGGCGCTGGCGTAACAATAACACGATCTCAATAGGTCGAGACGTATACGACGCATACAACCAGACAGATGGTCAGACACGCAGACTGGCCCGCATCCAACAAGTATATGACGCATTGCCGTTCGGCGTAGATGGTGCAATGGAAGCCATCGCCGAAACTGGCGCGGCTATGCTTGCTGACCCAATCAACTTAATTGGCTTTGGTGCTGGTGGGCAAGCCGCACGACTAGCCGCTGGCACAGCGGCCAAAGGCCTTTCCAAGCGAGAGATAACAAAACAAGCTATGGGCAAAGCCATTGCATCTGGTGCAAAAGGCGAAGCCGTAGCTTCTGGTATTGCAGAAGGCATCGCAGACATCGGTATCCAAAACCGTAACGTAGCTGTTGGCCTGCAAGACGAAGTTTCACTACTTAGAGGTGCGGGAGCCGCCGCCTTTGGTGCAGTGACTGGTGGCGCTATGGGCGCTGGCATGGGTGCTTTAGGTGCTGTTGCGCCTAAGATACCTGGCGCAGACAAGATACCTTTACTTGGTCGCGCATTTGATGACACTACAGACGGTGCAAACCAGTTGTCAGCGGAAGGTTTGGCCCAGATCAGCGCTCGTACTGGGCAAAACATGGATAGAAACTCTATCCGTCGTGGTTTGGCAGACAGGGCTGTAAGTCAATCTGGCCGTCAAATAGATGAGGGTCTCGTTGCAAGGCCTTCTGCTCGTGGGGACATGTTACCAGAAGGCGACGATGGCGACGAAGTAGATACAAATGTTGCTCTGGAAACTAATCTTAAGCGCACCAAAGAAGAACTGGAAACACGCTTAAAAGACATCCAAAACATGGTTGACGACGGAGACACTGTTGGCGCAGACAACGCTCGCCGCACAGTCGTCGCTCCGCTACAGCAAAAGATTACACGTATTAAAAACATTATGGCATGGCCTCAGAACAGAGCCGCCGCACAAGCAAAAATAGATGCCGAACGCAGACGCATGGCAGAGGCTGGTGAAAACCAAAGTGCTGAACTAGACCGCCTTAACAAGTCCTACGAAGAACAAGAGACTGATTATATACAGTTTGTTAATCAGGTTAAATCTGAAAAAGCCAGAGGTCAAAGCCAACTTACGGAAAGACTTGACACGTTCTTAGACGGACAGTCAGGAGAGCTTCTGGAAGATGCTGTGGAAATCGAGGGCGGCACTGTATCTCCTGGTATGCCGCAAGCACAGCGCATGACGCCTCTGAACCCACCAGAGGGGGATACTCCAACTCCACAAGAGTTGCGTCCACAACCCCCAGAGGAACCAGAGACTGGCGACGTAGCGCAAGAGACTGTAGAACAGGTAGCACAAGAAGCCGAGCAAGCCCCAGAGGTAAGCCCAGACGAACGCATGACGCAAATCAATGCCCGTCTTGATGGCCGCAAGAAAGGTAGTATTGCGTATGAGCGTAAACGCCTTGAGCGTGAAATGGCTAACATGCCTGAGACAAATGAAGACGGCACTCCCAACCCAGAACGTCTTACCCTTCAGAACCGCCTTAACGAGATAGACAAAGAAGGCGTGGCTCTAAAAGAAGAGCAACAGTCACTCAACAATGCTCGTGCAGAAGAGCAACAACAGGCGGCTGACCAGCTTGCAAATGGCAACCCAGAGCAAGTTACTCAAGCACAGGTTTTAGAACAGCGTGTAAATGAACAGCCAGAAGTAGCGCCAACTGAGCCACCAGAGCCAGTTGTATCTGTGGACACACAGCTAAACGAGTTTATCGATACAGAGTTTGTTCCTTCTGTAAGAAACATTAAGAAAGAGTTTGCCGCTCTGGGTATGCGTAAAGAACAGTCAGACGCAATCGTCGGCGCTATGCCAAAAGGCAACAGCAAGGAAAACATTGAAGCACGTAGGGCTATATTTAGAGATACAGTCAACGTAGTCCGTGGCCAGAACGCATGGCAACAAATACTAAACAGGTCTTCTGGCAACGGAACCACTGATGAATTGTTCGACGAGAACATAGCCAAAGCACTGATAGAGGCTACAGTAGGAGAGGGTTTGCACCCACATGCTGACAGTGCTTTCCGTGAGTGGCGAGCTAGGTCTGTAGCCCGTTACGCTATGGACTTGGACAACGAGTTCATGGGTCTTGCCACAATACAAGACTTGCTAGACGTAACTCGCACCCGTCACGGCGAGGGTGAGTTCTACGACATGGTAGCCGAGTTCTGGGCTAACGCACAGAAAGGTATCCTACCATCACCAGACGATGGTATGCCGCAGTTTGTACGTCAACAGATCGCTACACTTCCGAAAGAGATGCAAGTCGAATGGAACGCCTTTAGACAGGCGGCTGTCCGCAATCTTATGAAGACTGGCAAGCTGTCAGAAGCTAACGCCAAAAGACTAATCGCCACTCAGATTGATGCTATGCTTGACCGCTTCTTGCAGATGCAGGCGTATCAAGCGACAGACCTCAAAGGAAATGTGTACAGTGTGAAGCATCTTGCCACACGTACAATGAAGGCCGTTGATGTCAACGAGCAGGCTATAAAAGACGGACACGGAGAACACATTGGCCGTGTCCAACAAAATCTACGCAACGTAACGACAGGCAATGGTCGGGCTGGCTCTGGAAGAGACATTAGCTCACGCATGGTTGGCCGTGTGCAAAGCATCCTTGCTGGTACACACGAAGGAGGGTTTGGCGGCAGAACATTTACTCAAATCCGCACAACTCGTGACGGCAAGAACTTTATATACAACGCATCTGAAAGTGCTAGACGCCTAAACGAAGAGGCGATGCTAAACGCCAACAAGTCTAAAGCAAGAGCCTTTGATGAGACATTGCGCGAGCGTAGCATAGAAGCCGCTGAACGTGCTAAAGACGAAGGCAGGCAGAATGTTCTTGATCCTAGAGACTTGGAGGACATACAGAAAGAACTGCGTAACGCAGAGGGCGCTGTTAAAAGAGCGCAGAAGCATTACGACGACGTAATCAACGAAGGTGCTACAAGCGACGACCCGCAATACCTGAACGACTTGGACGAAGGTAGGGATGTACCAAATCAGGGCGAGCCAGAAGCAAAGACAAAGCTGGAAAATGCACAGGCACGTCTTGCTCAAGCAATACAAAACGTAAGAACAGTAGCAACCTTCCCAGATGATGCAGACCTCGACGTAGTTAAGGCCGCACTCAAAGACGTGTACGAGCCTTTGGTTTATACGGATAGAGCTACAGTTGTATCCAACAAAATTGAAGCTGACAGAATGTCTGCTGTGCGTCGCTACTACGAAGTAGAGGCAAGAGCAAAAGCTGTAAACAAAGACATAGCTATAGCCGAGCGTCAAGGCAACGCATCAAAAGCTGTAGAGCTAAAGAAAGAACGTGCGAAGCTAAACAAGCGTAAGAAAGAAATGCTTGACCGCATGACCACTTCCGACAAGAAGCGGATAAAGGCAGATGATACACAGGCCGCTGTCAGAACACTGGCTAACTTGCATAGAGAGCTTCGTCGTGCAAGGTCTCAGGATGCTGAGACATCATCTGATGTTCCAGAGAGCGAACTTGTTAGAGAAGTGGAAGACGTATTTAACGTCAACCTCAGTGAAGACGATATGGCGGCGGCTGAATACTACGCTAACCAAGAAGAGCTTGCGGCTCTTAGCTATCAGGAAATGCAGGGCGAGCTTGCACACTTGCAAGACAACAAAGCTGATCTTGCGCCAGAAGAAGTTACCGCTGTAGCTAAAGAGATTGTCACTACAGCGCAAGAGAAGGTGCAATCTACAAAGCCTCAGACCCGTCCTAAAGGTGAGCCAGAGCCGCACATAGTCCAGATCGGAAGCCGTGCTTACAACATGGCAAAGGACGTTCAGTACCAGAAGGTATCTGGAGGCACTACTAAGTTCTTTGTAAATCAAAGAGAGCTTGGCTCTGTACGTGAGTTCGTGGACGAGGATGGTAAAAAAGCCTACCAAATCATTCGTCGCAACGGCGACACTGTTACATCTGACATGGCCTTTACTCGTAGTGAGTTGTACAAGAAGCTGGCCAAGTCGGTGAAGAAAGAACTTGATGAAGTTCTTTCTTCAAATAACGTAGTCGAAGAAAGATCAGTAGCAACTGTTCCGACAGAAATACCAGACTACCACAACACACAGCGCTACGCTGGCGTAGAAGACGCCCCACTTACTGTGACTTCATACGACCCTATCACTGGTGCGTCTGAGCAAATACCAGTGCGTACAGGTTTGACACAAGATTTGATGCCTGAAGGCAAGATCATAGCGCTACAGATTACAGACCCCAAACACCCAGACTTCGGGAAGAACAAGGGCGTCCGTGTACTTAACCTGACAAGCAGAAAAGGGACGCCACCTCAGACTAATTTGAAACAGATCGTGGGCAACCTGAAGCCCGACCAGTTCGTAGTCGGTTCTACAAACGACGTAGATGCTAAAGGAAACCCAATCAAGTCAGGAACAGTCGCCGCAGTAAAGACGTTCCGCCCACTAGACCCAGACGCTGAGTTTGTAACCATGAGTGGCGAGCGTTTGACTGGCCGCCAAGCTGGTGAGACAGAAAGCCTGTTACCACCAGAAGTTGTGGGTCTGGAAAGCTCTCCTCGCGCTAGAGAGAACAGAGCTATCAATGTCAAAGAGCTTGATAACATTGAGCTAAATGAACAAAACACTCCTCCTCTGTTGAAGCAGTTAGGTCTTCCAGAGAATGTACGCACAGTGGGTGACTTACAGCGTTTTGTCACAGACATGGAAGACGTAGAGTGGAGCAAGTTTAACAGCATCGAAGAGTTCGATCAGTTCGCTGGTGCGTTAGAAGCTGGATATGATGCTATTGCAAAGTTCGCCCCTAATGGCGTTAAGCTACCTAACCAGTCCCGTGTACAGTCTTACAAGCAACTTAACGAAATGCTTTCTGGCAAGGACAGTAAAGAGATTGCAGAGATACTAACGGTATTCAACATGATCTCTGGCTCCAACAATAGGCAGGGTGCTTTGGTTGAGGGTGCTATGCCAGTGTTTGATAAGGCGGACAGATATGCCTTCAAACAACCTGGCCGCCACATGGCAGACGATGCCCAGACAAATACTATACTTATTGGACAGTCTAATAAGCAGACTGATGCGATGAACTTCGCACATGAAATGGGGCATTGGGCTTACATGAACATGCTAACTCCTGCCGAACGCATGGAGTTTTGGCAGATAGCAAGAGGCTACGTAGGCGCTGACGGTGCAAACATAGACGCCCTGAAGAAAAAACTGCCAGGACTTAGCACTTCCGAAATACGTAGTCCGTCTGAGTTTTTTGCAAATCAGTTCGCTATATACGTAGCCAACCGCAGGCAAGCGGCACAAGGTAATTTACTGTCCAGACTGTTTAAGGATGTGGGCAGAAAAGCTGAAGGCTTGGTTCGTAGGCTTTTGGGTATGGATAACCCATTAGACGAACAGCTTGTTGAAATGTTTGACCGTATCATGCCTGATCCAAAGATTGCTACAGATAGCGTAACTGCTGGTCGCCCGTTAAAGAACCAGTTTGAGACTATAGCCGCAAAAGGTGGAGGGAGTTCTGCGGCGAGAATGGCGGCTAAACAGTTGCATGATCTGCGAGAGGTTCAGATAGAGCTTGAAGAAGCACTACGGGCTGGCGGCGCTGTTGGCCATGATGCTCGCATACTTGCCGACGTACTAGAGAAGGCCGCAAAGAGAGTATACGGGAAGTTTGGTGGCCGTCCTGGCGAGAAGACACACGCTAGTCGCACAGACGCAGACGGCAACGTAGTCTCTGGTGGCCTGCGGGTGACGATGCTCGACAGCTACAGAAACGGCAAGCCGCTTTACGATGCAAACAAAACTGACATTACCCTTCCAAACGGCAAGACAGTAAAACCCTTTAAGTACATGTCTAGCCGCATCGCTCGTGGTCGTATGCTTGCTCAATCTTACCGCATCATGCGCTTCCTTAACGACGAGAAGTTTACTAATGCGCTTAGTAGGCTTGACCAAGCAGAGCTTGTGGAAGATGAGTTGAGTGCAGAGTTGGCAAGGCTAATTGCCACTCAAGAAGACGGCGGACTTATGTCCATTCCAGAAGAGGTTGTCGCCAACATGAGCGATAACAGCGGTTCTTTAGCAAGTTCGTTTGAAACAGAGGCCGCTATTCTACGCTCAATCTCAGAGAAAACAGATGCAGATGGCAAGCTGTCAGCGCTTATGGTTCAGCAAGCCAACGATATGATTGTTGCTTTGGACAACGGCATAGATGAGTTTGTACGCATATACAACACAAACTTCAGAACTACAGACGGACTAGCGCCTCAAATAGATAAGGCTGGTCGTGTGTATAAAGGCGGCAATCTAGTCGCACAGAAATACGTGAAGCGTGTAGAGAAGAAGTCTAAAGACCTTGCTGTCAAAGTGGCTCAATCAATAAACAACGCAGAGACAGAGGTGTTTGGTAACGCATCTGTGGAAGACGTAAACCCAGTAACATCTAGGTCTCCTAAAGAGATGACCAACCAAGAGATACTAAAACGTCTTGGCACAGACAGGTCTGATACGGCTCAAAACAGGGAGCTTAAACAAGAGCTTTGGTCTAGGGCAAAGGCATTGCCTGACGACCACGCCGTCGAAGCTACGCCAGAAATCGCCGCTTTCTACAGAGATGTAAACATTGAAGACAACGGCGCTGATGCACTGGTCAGATTTGAGAAAGCACTAGACGAAGGCAACTACGACCTTGCGGAAGCGGCCATAAACTTCGTCGCCTTCTTGAAACGCAACCCAGTAGAGGTGAAGTCAAGCGTCGTCAACCGTGCCATCGACATTGAAACTGCACAACGCAGTACACCCGACACGCAGAACGGCATACCTGGCGATGCTCCTGCCGCAGTCAAAGAGGTTCTTACAAAGCTAACTCACAGAGACAAGAAGGTAGAGTATGTGTCTCGTACAATCATGTACCGTATGCTGAACCTTATGGGCAGAACGGCTACAGACTTGGTTGAGAACAAAACAACCTTTATGTCTGTAGAGGACTTGTACAGAATGTCAGGCAACCCAATGCCGCAAGGAACTCAAGCGGCATTTGCAGAGCCTGCAATCCTTAGTGGTCAAGCGTTTAACGATACCCGCAAACAACTAAGACAGTTCGCCATAGGCATCACTGGTGGGTCATCTGATCCGACTGATGTAATGCACGAGATAGGACACATGCTTAGTCGTGTAACCCTCGACGACGTTGACAGAGACCACATGCTTCAGGGTTACACGGAGGCTATTGAGAAGGGTGATCGTAACGCACTAAGAATACAAGAAGCATATTCAAACTTAGCTTTAGATGAACCATACACAGAGCGTCAGATAGCGGAAGAGTGGTTCGTAGATGGCTTTGGCGAATGGATGACAGAGCGAGTAGCTAAAGGAAACCTGTTTGATGTGCGTCAAGGAGACGGCACGTTTGCAGACCTGACTGTCAAGGGATACTTAAGACAGATTGCTGACAGGCTGTATGAGAGCGTTGCATACGTTCTAAACGGTATGATTGGTAGAAAGTCTGTTCGCCAGATGTACCGCCAGATGCTTTATCATGGCGATATGTTTGCTCGTAAGCGTTCTGAGAACCCAATTAAATCAGCCGTAAACACTCACGAGTATCCTGCTGTAAGCCCTGCGCTTGCAAAGCCATACGTGCGTCAAGTAATTGACAGCATGAGCAGAGAAAAGCAGTTACTACTTAGGGAGTTCTTGGGTGCTGGGCCAGACGAAGACTTAATGGACTTTGTTTCTTACCATGGCACACCTGTACTAGATCAGTTTGATAGGTCTCGGAACCCCGACGTATACCTGATACCTAGTGAAGACGGATACCACGGGCCAGGTGTATACACATCAAGTAACCACAACTTCGCGGCTGGTTACGCTGACAGAACTCCTGCTGAAGCATATCGCAGACTGGCAGGAGACCTTGAGGGTGAGAAGCTAGAGCAAGCAGAAGGCATCATTAAGCAGATAGAAGAGGCTAACGAATGGCTTGAACATTCTCAGTGGATGGCAACTGTTGATGCACCGCAAGACAAGGTTTTGGATCGCGTTGCTCACCTGACCGCAAAACTGGAGACTGCTAAAGAAGCCTTTGCCAGACTTACTGGAAACAAAAAGATGGCAGGCGTACTGCCTATGTTTGTTCGTCGCAAGAACCATTTTGATGTCAGAACTAACAAGACCTTTAGCTACAGCACAGGCGAGCCTTCAGACGTACAGCCGTTGCTTGTTTCTGCACAAAAGCGTGGCTACATAACCGAACATCAGCATCAGTACATATCAGACTACATACGTGAGGGTGGTGTAGACGGCGGTTATTTCTACGACCTTATGACAAACGCTATGGCTAAGTACAGAGATGCGTATGGTCAAGCCCACAATCCTAAAAGCCATGCACATGCCGACCATGTATATGGTCGCAAGAGAATGGCGCAGTTCTTAAAGGACGAAGGGTACGAAGGTATCATTGGCGAGGCTGGGAATGACCCTAACATGCCAGAAATAATCACCTTCGACCCGAACCACATTAAGCATGTAGACGCAGACTTCTACGACAGCGACAGACGTGGAATGTACTACAGCGTTCTTGGTGAGCCAGGCACAGTTGCACCAGCAGGAAATGCATTAGAAGGCATGATGCTTTCGGGGAAACCAATCAACCTAGACGACATGGTTGGTATAAGCCGTCAGCTACAGGAGGCTGGCGTACCAGACTTGGTAGCACCGATACGGCGTATGGTTCGTAAGGAACGACCAACTGCTGAAGACGTAGATGCTGTTAAAAAGAACTCTTCGATCTTCCACTTCTTTGCAGAGAATAGTGCAAGACTGAGAGACTACGGAGCAACTTGGCTAGGCGACTATATAAAACCACAGAATGGTACAGGCATATATGAACGCCACGACGTAGACTTAGCTGACAAGGTTATGCCTATATTCAACTCGCTCAAGCTACTGCCTGACAACAAGGGTTGGACAAAGCGTTGGGCAAGAAAGTCTTTGGCGTTCTTACCTAATAAGGTGACGTCAGGTGCTGACCTACAATCACAGCCGCAGTCTCACTCTCGCATACTCGGTGCAATCAGACGTGGGGAAGACGATGTGAGGAAGCTGAACCCACAGGAACAGCGCATTGCTCGCCAGATTATCGCGGCGTTTGAAGCTGAGAGAGAGCGTATGGTATCGATGAACATGCCAGTAGGCGATGCTCGTCGTGGGCCAGGCGACTACTATGTGCCGCAACAGTGGGACATAGAGATCATAAGGCAAAATCCGTCAAAGGCTAAACAGGCATTTGCACAATTCTTCTTTGAGGAAAGCCGCAGGCCAGACTTTGAAGAGGCAACCTTGACCCCAGATCAGGCGCATAGAAAGTCAGAAGATTTTATCAACGGCCTTCTGGACACCGATGGAGAAATCTACGGGGACGACGTACTACGTCGTGCCGTCGGCGACCCATTCTATAATCGTGTCATTAACCTCCAGCCAGAGCAGTACGACTTTATGGATAGCTTCCTAGTCAACGATCTGGAAGGACTGCTATCAAGATACTTTGACAGCACGACACGTAAGATAGCACTAACAGAAAAGTTTGGGGTAGGTGGACACGGCTTCTCTTCATACATGACGACTGCAAGCCAAGGTGTGGATGGTGCTGTTAAGACGTTGATGTCAAACAAGAAAGTTGTTTACAGATACAGACAGTACCAAGAAGAAGCACCTATAGAGCAGATGCTTGTACCAGCTTTGAAGATTGGTGAAGACAAGACTAAGCAGTTGATGGAAACATCTTTGCGTATGCTGAAATCAAAGGAAGCTACCGTTGACGAAGTTAAACGGATGATCCTGTCACACTATGATCCACAAGATCAGGCAGACCCCAATCTGCAAATACGTGTAGACAGCATTGTAAACGCTCTAAAGGATTTCCCAACAAGGCCGCCACAAGACCAAGCTAGGATGTTGGCTGAAGACATGATCGACATTCTGAACAAGCGACCTCTTAGAAAGTTCTCAGAGAACCAAACCGCTTATAAGGTCTCAAGAAACGTCAAGGCGTTTAACTCTATATCACTGCTTGGCTTTACAACCCTAACTTCTTTGGGTGATAAGGTTCTGCCGCTGATACGTTCTGGAAACATGAAAGCCTTTCTGAAGGCGCAGAAAAAATACTACAGCGATCCATCCTATCGTGCCGCCGCCAAGAACATTGGCGTTGGCATTGAGAACCTAATGCATGACCGCATGGTTCAGATGGCTGGTGAAGGTTCCCAGAAGCTACAAAACAGCTTCTTTAACTTCACACTACTAACTCCTTGGACAAACATGAACAGGGAGATAGCAGGCGTAGTGGGCTTTGAGGCCTTCAAGTCTGAGATAGCTAGAGCCAGAAGGCTTGCAACAACAGGCAGAAAGGATAGCAGAGCTTACGCAACAGCAGTTCGTTTCCTGACAAGGTATGGCCTAACTGGTGAAGGAGCGGAGATGGACTTCTTGAACATCAATGCACCAGAGCTTACAGACATACGTGAGACAGACATGCAGTCTAACAAGGCTCTTAGGTATGCTCTTCTCAGGTTTACCAACGAAGCAATCTTTACGCCTAACCCTAATGACATACCGACATGGGCGCAGACCCCGTGGGGTTCTATGTTCTTCCAGCTAAAGAGCTTCCAGTTAATGATGGCTCGTATGGGTAAGTACGTTCTCAGTGAGGCGTACAACGGAAACCCAATGCCAGCATTTTACTTAGCTACTGCTGGTGTTGGATTCGGCTGGATGAGTGCGGCGGCCAAAGACCACGTTCAATCTCGTGGTGGAGAAGACAATGAGCAGGCCGCATTAAGAGAGCGTCGCATAACTGATACCTCTTTCGACTGGATGGCCAAGGGCTTGGGAGTAAAAGAGGACAGCATGACTGACGAAGTTCTTGGGAACTACTTTGAAGGCTTGTTGGCTATAGGCGGTCTTGGGTTGTTTGCGGAGCTTCTGTACAACACGGCAGAGCAGGCAGACAACGCGGCATACGGCAAGGTTCGTATGGCTGGTGCAGTGTTCGGCCCATCGGTTGGCGTTGCTGAAGACTTCTACGACGTAGCCATAGCTGGGCCAGGCGGGTTCTTTGAAGACAAAGCGGCTCGTCGTCGTGAAGCTGTACGGTCAGTGATGGGCAGAGTGCCTATAGTCGGTGGCGTCAGAGGCTTCAAGGAAGGAGTGGTTGACGCTGTAGCTGGCGAGGCTGGGTCTGGAGGTAAGAGGAAACAGGCGAGCAAGTTTGGTAAGAGTTCTGGATTTGGAAGTAGCGGCTTCGGGAAGGATGGCTTCTAATGTTCAAGGCCGTTCTTCTTATATGTCTAATGGGCAAGCCTGAAGGGATGGAGAACTGTATAGAACTGCATGACCAGTGGGGGCCATACGAAACAAAAGAGTTATGCGTTAAACGCATATACCAGATGGGGCCGTTTGTTCACCAGTACATGCCTGGTTTTGTTCCTAGGTCGTACAAGTGCATAAAACTTATGGACGGTAGGCTCACATGACGGATGTGATACTTAGCATACGTAGGTTTCTTGCCTTGAATATACTACCTCGCCTTATGATGCTGACCAGCACCGCCATGTCATGGCGCTGTGCTGAATGGTTTATGGCTTTGCCAGAGCCGACAGCCAGTCAGAGTGCTTTCGTTTCTGTTGTGATGGGCGTTATGACAGGTGTTTTTGGTATATGGATGGGACATGAAGGAAAAGGGGCCAATACAAAATAAGCTGGATAACAACCAGTGTCCAAGATGTTACTGCAATCTGCCAGCGGTAGAGGTGCATGGACATATACAATGCCAAGTTTGCCACCTCTACATATCAGAGTGTTGCAACGGAGAAACAGGAGGAGAAACAGGAGAGACAGATGTTATCTGCACTAATCGGGCCAGTAAGTAGTCTACTGGATAAGTTCATACCAGACGCTGACACCAAGCAGAAGTTGGCGCACGACATAGCGACGATGGCACAAAAACATGCCCACGAAGCGGCGATGGCACAAGTCGAAGCGAACGTGGCACAAGCAAAGCACTCATCCATGTTCGTCGCTGGGGCTAGGCCAGCCATCATGTGGATATGTGCGCTCGGACTACTAACAAATTTCTTTCTACTTCCTTTGGCTGAGTGGGGTACGGCTGTATTCGCGCCTGAAATTCCGATGCCAAAATTTGATCAACTACAATCAGGAGAGCTTATGACCCTAACTCTTTCATTACTGGGTCTCGGCGGTATGAGAAGCTGGGAAAAATCTAAAGGCGTAGCCAGGAAGAACATGAAGGATGAGTGACTTCAAGCTATCTGAACGTAGTCTCAGCAAGTTAGAGGGTGTAGACGAGCGCCTGAAGCTGGTTGTGCTTACAGCAATCAAGCACACCGACGTAGACTTCGGAGTAATCTGCGGACTACGAACAGAAGAAGAGCAGGCCGAGCTTTTCAAAAAGGGTGCGTCTCAGACCATGAAGTCTAAGCACTTAGAGGGCAAAGCTGTAGACCTCATGGCATACATCGGCTCTCGTGGTTCATGGGAACTTAACCTCTACGACAACATCGCTGACGCAATGAAGAAGGCGGCAAAGAAAGTTAAGGTTTCGATCCGTTGGGGGGCGGCTTGGCACATACACAATATCGCTGAGTTCGATGGGACGATGGAGTGGGCCGCTTCAAGTTATATTGATGTACGTAGAGCAGAGGGAAAGCGTCCATTCATTGACGCTCCTCACTTTGAGATATGGGGTGACTGATGCACGGCAAAGTAGTTCTGGGTATTCGCTCAGTTGGTAACATTAAAAAAGCTGAACGTCCTACACGTTATGCAAAAGGGGGCAAGCAGGGGAACATGATGGTAAAGCCATGTCCATGCTTGACTAAGAATGGCGGCAAAAAAAAGTAAGAAGAAGGATGCTTGCTACAGCAAGGTAAAGGCTCGCTACAAGGTTTGGCCTAGTGCGTATGCATCAGGAGCCTTGGTCAAGTGCCGAAAAGTTGGTGCAAAAAATTGGGGCAATAAAAGCAGGAAGAAGAAGTAATGGACAGCAACTGCAAGCAAGAAATATATCGGGATGCGGCGAAGTCTTTTGCCAAGCCCAAAGAACGCTTAAGCAAGAACAGGTCAATGCACATTGCTAAGTATGTAAGCAGGGCTAATCAACGGAAGGTGTGTCAGCCTGTGAGCAAGAAAAAGAAGCTAGGGTAGGAAGATGGTATGGAGCCAGTTACTGCCGCTGTTGCGGCTTTCAGCGCACTAAAGGCAGGCGTTTCTGCTGGCAAAGAGATCACCTCTTTGGCAAAAGAGATCGGCTCGCTCTGGAACTCCATAGATGAAATAAACAACGCACACAACAAGAAGAAGTCTAGTGTGTTTCGTAGTGTGGAGGAGGAAGCTCTCGACACCTTCATGGCCAAAAAGAAGGCCGAAGACATGGAGAACCAACTTAGAGAGATCATCATCTACAGCAGAGGTGTGGGCGCTTGGCAAGAACTTATAAGGCTACGTGCTAACATACGGAAGAAGAGACAAGAGGAGGCCGCTAGAATACGCAAGAAACGACGAGAGATGATTGAGATAATCTTAATGTCAGGCGCAATAATTATAGGTATATCAGCGCTTCTCGTGTTTGCTTTGTTCTTGGTAAACAGACATGTCCAACAGTAGCGATAGTTTAAGAAAGTGGTTCAGCCGCAACAATGGTAAGGGCTGGATAGACTGCAAGACTGGCAAAGCATGTGGTCGTCAAAAGGGTGAGAAGCGTAAAGGATACCCAGCTTGCCGCCCTACTAAAGCTCAATGCAATTCATCGGCTAGAAAGAAGACAGGCCCATCTAGGATAAGTTGGAAGAAAGCCACCAAGCGTCGATAGCTCTAGTCAGCTTTTGTGCATCCCAATCTTCGTTGTTCAGAACTAAGTCGCCGTCGATTGACTTGAGATCTATGGTATTCTCAGATGAGTGGCCCCCTTCTTTCCCGTCGTTGCGAAGCAATACGATCACCTGGCCGCTCAATTCCTTCACCGCTTTTAACTCGTTCGGAAACCTCAAGTCGTCTACTACTACGTTGTTGTTGATATTGAGGTTTTCTTCCACTATTTTTTTCCACCTCTTCAGCCATAAGTTCTCGCTGATAAGGGAGCGTCCCCACTCCGTTCCAAGACTTTGCATCGCCCATCGCGGTGTCTCTCCATCAAGAATATCGCAAGGCTCGTCCTTTAGCTCGCCTTCTATGTGTCGCTCATCAAGCCCCAAGCTACGCATCATATCTTTAATTGGCTTGGCAAACTTCACCTTTGCAAAGCCGTACTTTGCACAAAGCATATCTGCGGCCAAAGTCTTTCCAGACCCCAGCCTGCCAGCAAATCCTATAAGTTTAGGTCTCATTGGTCATCCCTAACCTCACCTGTAGTAGTTCCGTTTGTAAGTGACGTAGCTTGTCTATAGCTTTTCGTCGCTCGACTATCAGAGGTACGTCGTCTCCAGCTTCCGTTCCGTAATAACCAAGCTCAAACTCGATGTCCTTTATCCTGTCCCTGACCATAGTGATGCTATGCTCAAGGTTAATTTTCTTTTTGCTCATTGATGTGCCTCGCTTGCCTTATCAGTTCATCAAGTGATCTGTTGAGTTCTTCCTCTCTTTTCTTCCGTGCCTGACCCTGTTGCATAAACAGTACATCACTCGCCTCGGCACAGAGTTTCTTAAACTTCTGCGTAATCCACATATCGCCACAGCTAACTATCTCTGGCGGTATTGGGCCTTGCCATCCACTACGCTTTGGCATGTGGTTCGTACCTCACCCAATCCAAGCACTTTTCTGTACACCCCTTACTGCACGTCCACTCTGCGCTAGTAGTTGAGGCATGGCAGTTGCCACACGTCCGCATGTTTTTTTCTGGTTCAGCACCATGCCAACATGCGTCTCGCTTGAAGCAACCACGACATCGCCAGTCGGCTTCATCAATAGAAATTTTTTGGCCAAGTCCATTGATAATGTCCTCAACCTTTTGCTTCAGTGCGTTGTAAAAAAATATATCGAAGTCCACCCATTCGTGGTGGTAGTCGGATGTGTTCTTGTTGTAGCTAACTAGGACTGCTCTATCCATGCCAGCCAGCCCCATCAGGTATTGCATCTGGGCGAAGTACATAGGGTGGCTATACTTGACGCCCTTCTTTGAGAACTCCTTGAACTTGTTATCGTTCATAGACTTGATCTCAACTATCGCCATACCATCATCTGTTTCGACGATGCCATCCGCGTTACCCATACTGTTCCCGTGGTAGTCCGTGTACCGCCACTGCTTACCACTCATTGGGTCTTTGTCCATGACATGGACACCAGCCTTTGCCATATCACCCAAGACAACGTATTCAATACGATGACCATCTCTAAAGATGCGCTTTAACTTGGGGTCTGGGGGTGTATCGGGGTAGCCCCTATGGCTGAAAGACAGCATGGCTGTACAGTCATGGCCAACAGAACTAGCGCCGATATATGATCTAGCCTTCTCGCGTTTATCTTTAGCGAAGTAGTCATCAATCAGTTTGGATATGTCTATCATGTCTTTTCCAGTACAAGAAAGTAAGCGTGAAACATACGTGCGTGTTTTTGAACACGCTTCGCCGCACCGATCTGTTGGGGAACATTCATTCTGTGTTTTGCTGTGAGAATGAACATGTCTCTTAACCTAAATTTATTTTCACACCAGTTCACAACATTGATATGAGTGGGGTGCATCTTGTGATTATGTATGATGTCTTGGCACTTGAACACAAAGACACCTTTGGGTTGTAAAATTCTGTGAACTTCTGTGATTGTTTTTTTGTAGTGTTCTTCCAGTTCGTCGTACCGCCAATAACCGCCATACCTTTTGGACATCACCATGTCCCCATTCCCACTACGTCCATTGCGGACATAGGTCAGAAAGGGTGGATCAAACACAACTGAAGACAGGGAACAGTCCATCAATGGCAGTCTTGTACTGCAAGCCTGCATGACATCACTTGACTGAGGGTCTATGTCGTACCTAAGAGATGGCTTAGATACGTGCTTGTAAAAACTTCCGTTGCCGTAACTTATGTCGGCATCAAAAGACGACCTGTTCGTTAGCGTCAGGATGTTCCTTAAGATTTCGTTTTGATCATCTGATACTGACTTAATCATCGTAAAGAAGAGGGGGCTTTCGCCCCCTCTTTCCCCACCAACAACTAGAAAGGAACGTCGTCGTCGAGGCCGCTCTTCGCGGCT